CGGCTGTCTCAGTCGATCAATCTGGGTGCGTCGTCCAATTCCACCATCTTCGTGGGCGCGAGCAAGTTCTACGGTGCGCCGCTCTGGCTGGCCCGTGCTCCGCAGACCAACACCGATGCGACGACCTACTATGGTACTTCGGGTACCACGTTGGGCGGCGGTAGCGGCTTCGGTAAGCTGAATGCCCGCGCAATTCTCGACTTCATCATCGACTGTGGTCTGGTGCTGGACGAGCAGCGCGTGCCGGAGTCGGGTCGCTGGATCGTACTGCCGGCATGGGCAGCGGCGATGGTCAAGCGGTCTGCCTTCCAGCAGGCCTATCTGACCGGTGACGCGGTGTCTATCGCGCGCAACGGCCGGCTTGGCATGATCGACCGCTTTACGGTGTATGTGTCCAATCTGTTGCCGATCGGCGTAGGTGCGGGTGCAGGTACCGGCGGTGCGACCAGCGCGGCTGCGGCCGGTCTGGGTACTTCGCTGGCTACCGGTGAGTACGGTGTGTACTTCGGCCACTCGCTGGGCCTGACTTTCGCATCTCAGATGACGAAGGTTGAGACTCTGCGGTCGGAGAGCACGTTCGGTACCTTGATGCGCGGTCTGCAGGTCTGGGGCTTCCAAGTGATCAACCCGACACTGGTTGGTTTCGCGGTTATCTCCAACTCGGGCCTGTAATCAACTCCTTCCCCCTGAAGGGGAACCTGACAGGGGGTCGGTCTAACAGCCGGCCCCCTTTCGTTTTCAGAGGTACCGATGGCCACGAATCCAGCAGTGAAGTCGATTGACGATGCGGTAAACGAGATCCGCATGTTGATCAATGACCTTGATGTGGGTGGGTATCGCTTTACCCAGGCGCAGGTGCTCGACAAGCTCAACTCGGCGCTGCTGGAAGTGTACCGGTACCGGCCCGATGCTTATATCGGCAATTTCCAGCAGGGCATTCTGTCAGTGACTTCGCCGACGACGTACGTCGTTACCGATCTCGGGCTCAATCCCGCAACCCCGTTCCCGCTCGACATACGGCTGTTTTTCTCGCCTGTCGTTTTCTACGTGGTCGGTATGCTCGACCTGACAGATGACGAGTTTGCCGATGACAACCGCGCGATGACGGTGCTGCAAACGTTCCGTAACCAGCTTATTGGCCCAGGGGGCTGATCATGGCGATTGTCACACTTGATGGTGGCCAGAGTTCAGCGTCTCTCGCTGGCCAGGGTACTACGTTCATCCAGCAGAAGATCACGGGCGATATCCCGGCTGCTCCAGATAACGTCATTGCCTCAAAGCTTTCGGATACCATCCGCGAGTTTTACACCAACACAGGTGCATGGCGCGAGGTAATCGGCCCGTACAACATCCGGGCGCTTCAGCAGAATCTGGACATCAACCCGGTCGACCAGTACTCGCAGTTCCAGTATGTGTTGAATGCGTTCCTGTTTCCAAGCTCGCCGGGTAGCAATCAACAGCAGCCGATGTGCGCGGTTCCCCGACGCCCGTTCGGGCTGAACTTTCAGACACCCGGGCCATATCCGCTCTGGTACTGGATGGAGACTCCCAGTCGCATGTGGCTCTATCCGCAGCCCCAGGCTACGCTGGGCCAATGTTTGTGGGTCTACGGGATTCTGGTGCCTCTGGTCAATACACCGGTGCTGCCGCCGATTGCAGTGACGCATCATCTTGATGCCTTGATGTGGGGCACACTGGCGCGTCTGCAGCGCATGGCGAAGAAGCCCTGGAGTGATCCCGCTGAGGCTCAGGAAAACCAACGCATGTACAAGAAGGAGTGCCTGCGCTGGAGAGATGTGGCTAACCGGAGCTACACCAATGCTACGGCACCATGGCGGTTTCCGTCGTTTGCAGGCACCTACAACAACCAGGGCAATGGACAGGGCGGTATGCAGTGGGGAGTGCGTGGGTGAGTACATTCAAGTACTACAGCGCTTCGGTTGCCTTCGGCACGAAACAGATCAACTGGCTTACGGATACTATCCAGGCACTGTTGGTCGGCGCCGGCTATGCTCCATCGCAGGCCCACGATCAGTATGTGTCAGATATTCCGAGTGCTGCGATCATAACGCGCAGCGGCCCGTTCACATCCAAACAGATTCTCAACGGAGTATGCCAGGGTCTTTGTCCGCAATTTTTGTCACTGACATCGACAACGCTGTGTACTGGCCTTGTAATTTACAAGAACAGCGGCGCAGACAACACTTCTCAGCTGCTCTATTTTTCGGATCAGGGATTCGGATTTCCGTTCTTGCCACAAGGGTTGAACTACTTCGTTACATACGATCAGTCTAATGGCGGGTGGTTCCAGCTATGACTTATGAGGCCACAATTCTGGCTGAACCATCGCTGGTTGCGTTCGTCCCTTGCTACGAGACGGTCGGCCCCAACAAAGATATCGTTGTAGGAGATAACAATACTACAACAGGATCGGCTCCTACTTATGGAGTGGTCACTACATCTTTGCTGGGATCGTTCGGAACACAGCTGAACTCGGCTGGAGTTATGTTGTGGACCAATCCTCTCTTTGGCGCTCCGGCAACTGATTTTTCTGTAGAAGCTTGGTTCAACGTGGCGGTTCCGAGTTCCGGGGCACTGGTCTACGGGGATCTCCCTGGTCCAGCTAACGATTTCGGTTTGCAGGTCACAGGAAACGCGCAGCCGCGATGGAGCATCGGAAACCCCGATGGCGCGTGCATCATCACAGGCCCCAGTACGTATAGCGATGGTCAGTGGCATCACGTTGTTGGTACCTACCAAGAAGTCTCTGGAGTCGCGAACCTATACATTGACGGGGTATTTGTCGGTACTGCTACGACTCCGAATCCTGGCGGCAAGAATGGAAGCTCGACGTTCAGAGCTGGAATGGACAACACTACGGGATGGAGTGGCGTGATCTGCAATCTCGCCATCTATAATTCCGCGTTGACTCTGACGCAGGTTCAGACGCACTACAACGCCGGTACCGTACAGCCGCCGCCCCCGATTACTTTATTCGGTGGGTTCGCGCCCGACCAAGTATTCAAACCGGTCATGTTGGTGAACGTAGCCGGTATCAAACCTCGGGTTTACGTGCCGATCCAGAACAATACGGTGAGAACAAAACAATGAGCACCCTTTCCGCACGGTTCGTGCAAAGCCCAGAAGAAGTCAAGCGATATCTGCTTGACTATACGTTGTTTCTGGTGCCGGGCGAGGCCGTGACGAGCATCGTGCCGACTGTCAAGAATCTGGGCACACCGCCTGTGGGCTCGCCACCGCTGGTAGTTTCGACCATCGTGTTGGGTCCAGGCGGCATACAGGCACTGTATTTCATTTCAGGTGGCGTAGACGGGCAATCGTACGAAGTCACTTTCCTTGCAACTACGAGTGTCACTCAGGTACTGCAGGACGTAGTGCAGTATGACATCGTGGAGAAAACATGAGCAATCTTATTGTCTGGACCAACAATGCCTCTTCGTTGCTCGCTTCGAGTATCACTGGTGCGTCTACAACTGTCACTGTCACGGCCGGCACTGGTGCATTGTTCCCGACTATTTCCGCCGGACAATACGCCGTTGGTACGTTGGAAGATACCAGTGGCAATATCGAGGTTGTGTACATCACCGGGCGTACAGTTGATGTCATGACCATTACTCGTGCCCAAGAGGGTACCTCTGCGCTGTCGTTCGCTTCAGGCTCGCGGTTCGAGCTGCGTGTGACAGCTGGCATTCTCGCAACATTGTTGCAGAAGACTGGCAGCGACTCGCTATCCGGAACGACGAATCTCACCGGCGTGATTGCGCTCGGCGGCGGCGGCAGCATACAAGGCGGCGAGTTTACCGGCGCTCTGCGCGGTGCGCCCGGTGTCACTGGTAATCAGATTACTGTACCGGCCAACGGCACATCGCCAGCGACGATGGGCGGAAGCCCGATTCTTACTACAAACAACATCGTCGCGAACATGCCATCTGGCGCCGGTGTTGTGTTGACTGGCATGGTGCTGTTCTGGACCGGGGCAAGCAACGCGATTCCTTCCGGGTATGTGCTGTGCAACGGCCTCAATGGTACGCCTGACTTGCGGGATCAGTTCATTGTGGGTGGAGGCGGCTCGCTCCCCACTTCAGGAGGATCCAACCCAGGTACAACAGCAGCAAGTGCTACAGGTATTACGATTTCTGGCACAGCGATTACAATCGACCAGATTCCCGCGCACACGCACAGGTTCTTTTCAGGTGTGGCAGCGTCCGGAAACAGCGCCGGCAAGTGCCCGGACTGGGGTGCCGGCGGAACGTTCAACAATACGATCACGGCCGGTCCATATGTCGGGCAGCAGATCAACGAGAATACCGGTGGTAGCGGTGGTCCTGGCAGCAGCACGCCCGCGAATCCACATACACACGCAGTTACTGACCCGACCCATT